GAAAGCGAACGTGGGGTCAGTGTACCACGCAAGCCCGCGGATGCCTACGCCTGCTGCACGTGCCGCGTCGCAGAATTCGCCAAGGGTCTGCTCCTCGGTCGGCGTCAGTGCCGCGCTCACCCAGATCGCCGCGACGAATGCCGCGGGAGGCGTGTCGAAGATCTGCGATCCTACGTAGTTAGCGCCGAGCAGCGCCGCAAAGATTGCGATAAGCTCGGGCGCACTGCCCATGCTGCGATTGCGCAGGACGGCCGCGCGGAGCTTGAGCACGTAGTCCGCATCGGGTTCGCCGACAGGATACGGCCCGCCGAGGCGCGGCTGATTGAGGATTTGCCCGAGGTAGTCAAGCTGAACACCGGCACCCTGATCGAGCGTGTACGCAGTCTGTATCCAGTACAGAGCATCTTCGTAGTCCGTGATCGGGTAGGCGAGACCCGTCCACAAGCCGAAAATGTTGGACTTGTCGATGAATTGGCTAGGCAGTGTCGCGACTGCCTCGGTGTTGCCGGATAGCGGGGTGATGTCTGCCATTGCAACCCCTTAGTGCGTGATCGTGATGTTGGCGGCGCTCGTGATCGGGTACTGGTTCCACGGCAGGACGACGTTAGCCGGTGCCGGCACAGCAGGCGAGATCGCGAGGTTGAGCGTCGTGATGCCCGTACAGTTCGAGAACCCGTTGACTTTGGTGGCGTCATAAGCCGCGCAGGCCACACCGACCGTTACGACGGTCGCGCCTACGCCGAGGCCTGCTGCCGTGTCGCCGGTCGACAGGGTGCCGCCGATATACGAAACAATCGCGTCGGCGATCGCCGTGTCAAACGACGCATCAACGCCGGGCAGCGCAATCTCGACAGTAATCGTCGCGGGCGTCGCCTGCTCGAAATGCACGACGACGGGATCGCCCTCGGCGTTCGTGATCGTGTACGCCGTGCTGCCGTAGTCCTGAATTCCCGCGGGCTTCTGGTCGTAGATGACGCCTGCGATGTCGGCTGCCGCGCCGCCTACCGTGACCGCGACGAAACTGTGCGCAGGCAGGAGCGGAATCGACACGGGCGAGGTAATGCCTGCCGTGTCGCTCGTATTCTCGTATACATTCGCGTAGATAACGCCGTCGAGGTCCGCGAGCGCGGCCTTGATCGACTGCACGGTGCCCTTGCCCGGCAGGTGCGCCGAGTACAGCACGCGCAGACGCAAGTCCGCATCGGACTCCTGCGCCGTGCCGCTTGTGCCGCCGACGGCGTTGGCGACCGTGCACGATGCAACGCCGACGAATGACGTCACAAAGGTCCACGCCGATCCGGCTGTAATCTCAAGCGGACCCGTTGCATTTGAGCGTAGGTCGATCGAGTTAGTGCCGCCGATCGCGATGAGGCTTGCGGCGACGGTCGAGAATAGCGCACCCGTAGCGGTGTGCTGGAGGACGGTGCCGGCGGGGAGCACAGCAGCAATTGCGCCGCCGTTTGTGACCTGCACCGTGACCGTGGTCGCCGTCGCGGCGTTGCGCGTCAGGCCGAGCAGTTGCACGAGGCGGTCGAGGTTCACGCCCTGCGCACCGTCGAGGTGCAGGGACTGATAGACGCCGTCGATGCCCTCCTGATGCGCGACGAGCACTTGCGACAGCGCCGACACTAGCTGCCCGATTACGGTGTTGCCGTTGAGCGATTGCAGCGTCGCGCCGAATTGCGCTTGGAGGTAGCCCGACAAGTCGGCCTGCACCTCGGTTGCGGTCTGGATCTGTAGGCCGTCGGGGCCGTAGGTAGGTCCGGGCACGTTACACCCCCACGCCGATGTCGACGTTCTCGACGACGACTGTCGCCCCGGCGTCGGTTGTCACGGTCGCCGTGATTGTCGCCGCACGGGTTACAGTATTGCGCTGCACGCTCACATTGTCCACGCCCAAGACACCCTGCACGCCGCCGAGGACCCGCTTGACCTCGGCCCCGAATTGCGCGTTGGTCGCCGTCTTGCTGTTGAGCAGTTGATCCCAGCGCGTGCCTAGCTCGACGTTGAACGGATATTCTCCGGTCAGCAGACCGAGCGCCGTACGACATTCTTGCGCAATCGCGTCTGTGCCTTGCAAGAGCTTGAAATCACCCGCCTCGATCACGAGGTCGCCGCTGCTGTCAAGCGCGAGGTCGCGCCAAGCCGTTGTCGCCATCACGCCACCTCGACGAAGTCAGATCCCGATGCAATGATGCCGGGCAATTCAATAGACTCAACGGGCAAACCTGCTGCGATTGCGGCCATTTGCGCAATAATCGAGATGATCGCCGCTTCGTCAAGTACGAGCTTGATTGTGTCACCGACACGCGCCGCACGTCCTTGGACCTGCATCTTGCCCGGTGGGATGATTGGCCCCGGTACCATGTCGATCAGCGTCGCAGGCGGGGCGAGCGATGTCACACCTACCTGCACTTTGCCGATTCCCAATAGCCCCGTCGGTTGCTCAATTGTCAGCCGATCGGGCGTAACAGATGGCGCAGAGCCACCCGCAAGCGGCAACGCCCAAGCATCCGACAGGTCAAATCGGCGCACGTCGGACGGGTCGCCCTCTGCGCCGTCCTCGCGGTAGCGGCCGAGCGGTGCCGAGGCAAACACGAGCAAGACGACATCGCCCGACTCGAGCGGATACGTTATCGATGCGCCGCCGCCCGACGGGAACCCGACAGGCACGCCGTGCAACACTGGCAGGTCGACCGCCTCGCCGTCTTGATAGATCGCAGGGAAGGGCTGCACCGTACAAGTCGACGAGAACGGGTTGAACGCGAGCACGCGACCCGGCAGTGACGTATAGACCGACTGTAGTCGGCTCGTCACGACCTGATCTAGCACCTCTTCTAGCGTAGGCCCGATCATCCCAACCCCTACAAAATGCCGATGCTGCCTTCGACGACCGTGCACTCGGCCACACTATACCAGTCTTGACCGTGGCTGTCGCCTTTGTGGATCAGTCGATCGACGCGGTACACGCCCGCATAAGGCACGCCCTGCAATGCCACGCGCCGCCCCGGCATTAGCCCGGGTTGCAGCAGCGACGTCAGGCGCAGGCGCTTGGCGTGCTTCTTCTTTTTTTTGGTCGGTCGCTGACTGTCGACGATCGGCTCGGGGAATCCGACGAGGCCCGTATTTGGCGACAGTAGCACCGCCTCCTCGGATGTCGCGCCATCGTCCTCAATGATCTGCACCGTGCCGTCGTTGAGCGTGTAGCGCAGGCCGAACGGAACGAGCGCCTCTTCTAGTTTGTCGTTCGCGTATCCGACATGCGCGAGTGCGCCTCGCGTCGATTTGCCCGCTAACTGCTGCGCTGCACCGGCACCGAGCGTTAGGCCCATCGCCGAGACAAGGTTGCCGACGACGATCGAGAGAGGCGCGCCGCTGACGTAGGATTGCCGAATTGTCGCTCGCACCGCCGCATCGCCGTCGCGACAGGTCAGCGATATCGCGTAGTCTGGCCCATCGCGCTGCGGCGTGATCTGCGTCAACGTGCCAGAGTAGATGAGGCCCGCCGCGCCGCCGTAGCCCGCAACTAGTCGCACCTGCTCGCCGCCTGCGAAGCCCGACCGCGTCTGCTGCGCGAGGTTGTAGATCGTGATCTGTGCTGGGTCGGGGCGTTTAGACAGGTTGCGGTTGATCTCGAAGACCACGCGCAAGTCGGTCCACTGCCGATCTCCGATTGTCAACGCCCATTGTCGATTGAACAATTCGGGCATGTCAGACCGCCTCGATCTGCTGATAGACCAGCAGCACCCGCCCGCCTAACTCCTCGAGGTTAGCATCGGTAGCGGCGTCGGTCACGGGTTGCGCGAGCAGTAGCCCGGCGGGCAGACCCTCAAGGTTGGCGATGCACCCGTTCGCAGGCAGGCCCGCGTTGCGCATACTGAGACCCGCCGCGAGCGTCGTGCCCGCGTCGTCCTGCACGTCGACCCGCCACATGCCCGCACGGCTGTTGTATCGCAGGTATAGTTGGAACACCTGACCGTCGAGCGTCACGCGAAGCACCTGCGGTTGCGTCTCGGGTCCGGTGTCGGTCGGGATAACGTATGCGGGCATCGGGCCTCCTTATTTGACCGCGTAGCCAATGAATCCGGCTGCTTTCAGGTAGTTGCCCGTGAGCAGCGCCGCCGTTGCCGAGATCGCCGCGTCTCCCTTGGTAAACGTGACGTTTGTCCTTTTCTTCTGCGCCTTGCCGCGGAACCCGCCGACTTTGCTGACGCGGATCTTGACCGTCTTGCCGCTGACGATCTGGATCTCCTGCGCCTCGATCACGAGCGTGCGACCGTCGCCGTCCTCGAATGCCCGCGGCATTGAGACCGACGTGAGCACGACTGGATCGTAGGTAATCCGGTCGGTGACGATGCGGATCGGCGTGCGCATTTGCAACGTCTCAGTCAGGAACACAAACGCCGCGCCGGGGCGGTCGTCGCCGGGCGGAGGCTGGTACGTGTCCTCGGGCGGTCGCGGCGTCCACGTCGTCGTAAACGACAACGCGGGCGGCTTG